TTTCCTGACTGTGGAACCGAAGTACCAGATCAAAATAGGTATTCGACATTGGTAGATTACTACCATTTTTAGTTTTGAGATTAATGACCTCCGTCGATGCAAAATTATCCATAATGCTTCACGTCAGATTGACGACTGTCCCGATCAGTGATAGTAGGGGCCTCCACGGGAATGTTCACCTACGATGGTCTTAAGCAGGACCACCGCTCTGTTTATTTTACTGCTAAACTGGCAGGGGATAAAGGATGTGCTATGAGTTACTTGAACCGTATACGCCAAGCTCTCACTAAAACGACTCCATACGTCCCAATTATGGACGGCATTAGCCATCCAATTCGTCATCGATCCCCAAAGTCCAGCGCAACGTCTTATCATAAGAATAAGAATGCTGGGCAATGAAGAAGTTCTCAACCTCAGGATAATGTTGCCAGATCAATTGCATCTTGGCCGTACACTCGTAAAAGACAGTGCGTCCATGAAGAGACCACTCACGACGAGCTTGTAAATAGCTCTGCGCCAGTTGTTCCTCATGAGATATACCACCGCGTTTCTCAGTGTACATACACAAACTCTTGAATATGCTCGACATCTTCAACGGAGCTATCCAACGTCCATTGTAATCAACAAATGAACGCTTCAAGAAATCGCAATCAGTAAGTTTCAGGAAAGGAACGGATTCAGCATCCTTGTCCGCCATGGTATACTTAACACCATGGGCAGCTAAGGATGATGCCAAAGTTGTATGGTTAAATCCATCTTCACTTGATTCCATCAGATTATCATCCCCTAAGGTCATCAGGTGGACCTTCTGTCTAAATTCCTTCAAGTCATAACCTAAGTCATGCCATGAATGTCTGACATAGATGGAATTGGCAATAGAATTAATGATAACTGTTAGAGGATGTCCAGAAGAATTTCCTCCAAAGAACTGGATCAAATCTCCATTCATGTTCGTAATAGGAAAACACACATCGGTTCGAATACCAATAGAAATGCGTTCATCACGTGGTGACAACTTTCCCCTCAATGCATCCAGAACCGTAAAAGCTCCAGATATGAAAGGAGGTGTCATCGCCTTATCAAATGTCGAATAATCTCCGGCTATAGTTCTATCTCCACCAAATTGTGAGACAAACTTTCCAATATCATCCCAATCCGTGGAATAGGGATTCATGGAAACAGCACACTCAGTGGTAAAGTTATTGGTCATAAACGCACGAACT